AAACGGAAATAATTCAATTTGTTATTGGCTTAGCCACTTCGATTTCATAACAGCTTGCACCTTCGGCGCGGTCGCTTCCACGCCCAGCCGTAAATCATCGGTGCGCTGATCCCAATTGATATTGAGAATCTGCCGCGCCGCGAAGCCATAGACGACGCAATCCAATGCCTCGGCGCGGCGCCCCGGAATACGTTCGAACCGGCGCTGTGGCTGGCCGCGTGTATAGCGAACAACGACACGCTCGCTGGCAAGCTGCTCGAACCATGATAGCGGAAGGCGATCAGAGAAGCGAATTGTCCGGCCTCGTGATAGACGCGCTATCAGATGCGATTTCAGGCCATCCACACCGACAATCCAGAGCGCGCCGCCCTTCACTTTCGACTTTGATTTCTCTATCCATGGGCGATTGCCGTTCACGCCCTTGATAGCCAGCACCTTCCGTGACGAACGCGGGAAGCAAAACGAATAAACGTTCTCCATCGTCTCGCCATCCGAACTATCGATAGCAACAGCATCCAGCCCCAGCTTGCCGCCCAGCGGATGATCGAAACGCATTTTCAAAACCGCATCGAGTTCCGTCCATGTCGCATCATCGTCGGGCAAGCCCCAGATAACCTTGTGATCAAGAATGAAGGCTTCCCCATCCCGCGTCCAGCCGATGATTGTGACCTCAAGCCGGTCGCGCTGTGTGTCAACGCCAGCCGTCAGTGCGAGGACGTTTTCCGGCAGCAGATCAAGCGAGAATGACTCAACGCGGCTTGCAAGCTCGCTATCGTCCATTTCCTCGCCACTCTCACGCCAGCCTTGCCCCAGCACAAGATTGACGAAAGTTTGCAGCAAGGCCGGATCGTCCTTTGCCGCCAGAAACTCTTTCGCCAAAATGCCCCATGCTGCGTTTTCCAGTGGCGACACAAGCGAATTGATACGGAATCCGGCGTGACCTTTTACTTCCGGCGCAGTGATCCGCCAACGACCGGCCGCAACCATCTTGCCCTTATACTTTTCCTCGATGACGGAACCGCAGGAAGGGCAAGCCCAATGTGCTTTTTCCGGTTCGCCTTCCGGCCAATGAATGTCTTTCCATTCGATTTCATGAAAATCCCCGCATTCTGGGCAAGGCACTTCGTAGATTCGCTTGTCCGAGCGCTCAAAGGCATTCAACACATGGCTGCTGTCTTCATAAATCGGCGTCGATCAAATAACGATCTTGCGATCTGGAAACGACATGGTACGGCGTTCCGCAATTGGAATCGGACTGCCTTCTTTAGTCATTTCCATGCCGTCAGTTTCATCCATGATCAGAATGCGGGCATTGTGAGCGCGGAGATTGCGCGGAGCCTTGGCCGCAATAACCTTGAGACTTCCACCGGGAAAGCGGCGTGACAGAAGCGTATTGCGCTTCTCGCTACCCTGATCGCCAGCCAGCACATTTGCCAGACATGGCGATGCCTCGAAAGTCGGCTCGACATTGGACACAACAAAGGTGCGGCAGTCATCTTCGGTCGGTAGCACAAACAAAACTGGTGCTGGTTCGTTCACGACATGCGAGCCAAGCAGCCCTACAAGCAAGGTGGTGTAACCGATACGCGCAGATTTCACGACCGTAATGCGCTCGATCTTTGCATCGCTCATCGCGTCGGCCATTCCGCGCTGAAACGGATACAACCGAATCGAGCCAGGCAATGACGAAACGTCAGACGGCAATTTCACTTCCTGCTCGATCCACTGTGAAAGCTTCAATCTTGCAGGCGGAATAATCGAACGGCGTGCACGTTCACGGACTTCAAGAAGTGTTTCACTGGTCATTTCCGAACTCCGTAAGCATCTGGCGTAATTCCCCGTCTATCGTTTCGATGTCGTCAATCGTTAGGTTTGGAAGAAGCTGACGAAGGCGCGAAGGCACTGCGAGGACTCGGGAGCGCAGTTGCATCCACTCGCCAGACCAAAGCCGCTCAACCTCAATCGCCGGGACAAGCTCGCGCCGCATGGCAGCATTTTTAAGTTCCACAGCATCGGCCTGTGCCTTTGCCAGTCGTGCGCGTTCTGCTGTGAGTGAAACAGCCTGCTTTTCCTCACCAAATAGCGTGGCCCCTTGCGCCTGACTTGCTGCCCTTGTCGGGTTGATATTTTCCGAGATCCAGAGCTTGCCCCGTGCCACATCAATTTTACCGTCCCGCTCAACCGGCATTCCCGCCGTGATCATCTGGGAAATACGTCCGGGAGAAACATTGATCAGTTTCGCAAAGCCGCTTTTCGAGATGGTGCGAGGCTCTTGTCGTAACGCTGGATCGGCTGAAACTTCATGAGCAATGTTCATGACCACCACCAATTAACCCATTGTTTTTAGCTATAAAATTTAATTGCACAGCCTGAAATCCGGGGGTTGCCCCCACCCGCAGAGTACAGTTAAGGGGAAGGACCCGCAGGTTCATCAGCCCGCCCTCGCGATCATCGCCAGCACGTTGCCGCTGCCCGACTGCCTTGCATTCAACGCAGTTATGAAAGCATCCAGCCTACGCGGTCCACCGCTTGGGAAGGCCATAGCCTTTGCCTGCTTTGGGAAAGGCCAGC